AAAGACAGTTCCATCGCGCTGGATGCCCGGCTTCGTGTCCAGTGCAAAGACCTTCTTGGTCATTAGAACGTGCCCCCAGTAATACCAGTCGTAAAGGTTCCAGTCGTACCAGAAACAGCCCCAGAAAACGTGCCCGTTGTTCCTGAAACAGCTCCAGAAAACACGCCTGTCGTTCCTGCTACAGACCCAGCAATTGTCAAGCCTGTTGCCGATAATGTAGACCTCACAACACCCAAAATAGCAGTGTTAAATTGACCAGCACCAGCACGGTAAACACCCGTGGTAGCTTCACTGGCAAAGCTCAAAGAAGGCGCTCCAACAGTTCCATCAGCCAAAGAAACAGAAGTTACAGATCCTGCTTGAGATGTGTTGGCGTTAAAGAAGTTTGTTCCATCGCAAGCCAAAGTTACCTGTTGACCAGCAGGAATGATCACAGACGTGCCAGAACCTGTTCCTACGGTGAGTGTAAAACCGCCTGCTGTTACAGAGTTTTTGATCACGTACAAGTTCACCACAGGCGGATAAACAATTGTGACGTTGCCAGTCAAGGTTCCTGTGTAGGTTTGAATGGTGTTTGTGGCTTCACTTGAAGTTAAGGTGTACGACCCTGTAACGACCGCCTTAATTAAAGACGTGTAGAAAAATTGATTGCTGACACCATAGCCAACGGTCAAATAGGTTGTACCAGTGCTGACAATAAAAGCAGACTCGTTAGGCGCAAATGTCTTTGTAGACTGTCCGTCAATGTTGTCAGCGGCGGAGATCACCATCGAGCCAGTTCCGCTGTTCTTAAACAGCGTGAACCAATTATTGCCCAAGGTAGAAGTTGATGGGAGTGTGTACGTACCCGCTCCGCCAGACCAAATCAAGGTTTGAGCGCGATCTGTGGTAGCAAAAACTCCACCAGTCACGATTGATTGAGCTGGGTGGCTTTGGTTCAGTGTTGTACCGCTTGCAACCAATCCAAAGCCTGCCAACGTCGCGGCATCGGCAGAAGATGTTCCAGTACCAAAGGAGATGTTTCCCCATGTACCTGTGACCGTAGGATTGGCTGTGATGTAGATATACCTAGACTGACCAGCGGCAATAGAGATGATCGTGTTTGCGCCGGCGTAGTCTTTGACGGTAAAAGTATTAGCCCCTGTGTTCCGAATCAGCGCATCTTGACCTACCGAGGCTTGGTTGGCTGGAGGCATAAACAAGCTAAGGTTAGCGGCAGACGCCGTAACATCCATAATCCTAGCCGTATAGTCATCGGTGGCGTTCCCATTGATAGGCCACTCGAGCTGGGTGTTTGCGCTCAGCGTAATTGAACGATAAGAGACGTCCGTCGGTTGAATGACGTTACCTGTGAATGGTGAGTTGTAGCTCATGTTAGTCCTTAACTGTCAGCGGCAATCGCTTGACGATCTGCAATTCGCAACTTGTCCTCAGTCATCAAGGTCTGCATGATCGCTTGGTACTGAGCTTGCCATAGGGGTACGCGGTCGTCATTCTTGAGGAACGGCATGGCTTGGAGGAGTGATCCGTACAGCAGTGCTTGTGGGGCGTAAATGGTGAACCAATTGGTTTGGTTAGAACTGTCCAAAGGCTGGACGCGCTCGTAATACAAAACCTCAAAGTCGTATGCCGCCGCAGGGGTAGGGGCTACCAACCAATGGGTGTAGTCGTAGTCGCAGTAGTACTTGGGGACTTCCGTAGAGGTGGGATTAGGCCAATACTCACGTAAGTACTCATACTTACGAAGCAACACTGGCTGGCGCTCCCCAGCTACTGTGACGTTCATAGACACTGTCTTATGCCAACGAGCTGGCTTGTCAATCGTTGCTTGCCCAATGGTCATGGTGCTGGTATTGACCGTCAAGTTGCCCAAAAACTTGATCTCGGCGGCAATAACCTGCTCAGCCAGCATGATAAACAGGGGGATCTTATCCAGCGTGGAGGTGTCGTTACGCTCCAAATAAGATTGGATGTTCTCGACCAAACTGTCATAGGTCATAACACTTGCGGTCGTCATGCGTTCACCTCGTAGATTCGTTGGGACATTTTAGTATGCCTTTAAGATAAAAACAACGCCCTCTCGGCTTCCCTGCGTTTTTTCAGCCCAGCCAGCACTTTGCCACCAGCCATGACGTAGAGCATTAAAGCCTCAGCCGCGCCCTCCCAATCACCCCGATTGATCTTCATCCGAATAGAAGAGCGCTGAAAAGCCCCCACTCCGGCGTTGAAGGCAAAGCTGACACACGCGTCAAAAGCCCCTTGACGACCAGATAAAGCGGGAGCAAGTCGTAGAACACCACGTTCAGTAGGGACGACGTCATCCTCGAATAGTTTTTCGATCTCTTCTTTAGTCCAGACACGGTTGTCCTCCAGCTTTAAGGGCATCTCTTTGCGAATCATCGGGGTTTCTTTACCCTCTACCCTGATTACAGGCAGACGGATCTGATCTTGATACAAAACATGGCCATAGCCAATCGTCCAAATGTGGGCTGGGCAGAGGTACGGCTTAGTCCTGTACCCCTCCCACTGGTGCATCAAATCAGCGCCAGCTTTGCCCAGTTTCATTTCTTGCTCCAGCTACGTGAGCCAAACCAGAAACCAATAATTCCCCCAAGCATGGCCATCTCGTCGCTAGAGAAGATAATTTCAGACAAGCGAATTAGATCTTCCATGCTCATCACTAAGCTTGGACGGCTGTAAACGTAGTATGCAATCCATGCGTTGATTGCACACAGCTCAAGCACAAAGATATAAGTAACCATTGGGCGAACGGTTCCGACAAAGTTCACCACCCAAGTGCTGGCGTTGTCCATGATCTTCTTGTCGTGGTCATATGCCGCTACAGTCATCTCTGCGTCTGTCTGCATGGCAATCTGATCTGTTCTGATCTCTTCCATACGCTCTTGGGCGGCAAAACCCTGCGCCATCATCTGTAGCTGTAGTTCTACTTGCACACGGGCAAGAGCCAATTCATGCTTCTGATCAGCTTTGTTTTGAAAGAAGTCTAGGAGTTTGGGCAAGCCTGAGATTAGCAAACCGCCAAGGGTTGAGAATAGAGATAGCATTATTTTTTCCCCAGTTTTTCGTAAATAACGGCAATGTCTTGCCGGTTGTGCATGATGTCATCACGGTTCTTTTGGATTTCTTTTTCCAAATCCTGACGTAGCTTCTCACGGGCTAGTTCTGCTCCCGTATTGGTAGCTTGTTTGTTGTCTGAAGTAACAACCAAACTAATCTTGTTGTTTAACACAGTCACTTCATGCGACAAGTGCGATAGTGAGTTCATTAGATACACCACACAAGTAAACAGAATTGGCAGGATGGCAAACGCCACCTTTTCAATCAAAGCATGTTTTTCGTTTGGTTCGCTCATAGTCCAATCATTCCAAGAAGTTTATCGACAATTTTTGAAGCCAACTCATCTGGCAGGAAGCGGAGCAGTCCAAGCACCCACCAAGCAATGCACAGCCTAACAAAGACTTTAAAGAAAAGATCGGCTTGCTTTTGATACTCATTCATTTCCCAGCCTTGGATAAACAACTATCCAAAAGAAATAGTTAACAGGCACAACAGACCAGAGCACTATATCAAGCCAAGTCATTTTCCACACCTGTTGACAGCACAAAAATCAAACAACTCGTACAAACCAAACGCAAGCATCATCAAAAAAAAAGCACCTGCTGTCAGCCCAGCCGCCAATTCAAGTTCTTCTTGTGCTTTTTCCTTGCGCCTCTTCTCTTCTTCTTTAGCTTGCCTTGCGGCTATGGCATCATCCCTGTCCATCTCAGCCGACCGTGCTTTAATCTTGTTCCACACGTCTATGTTGCCTGTCTGCATATAGATCAATTGCAACTCCGACTCCAGCTTGGCGGTCTGCATCAGCGTGTTTTCTATCTGCATCGCCAATGCAAAGTTAGACTTATCGCCTGACCGCTTGGCTTCAACCATCGCCTTAGATGCCTGACTCTTAGCGTCAAACATACGACCAACCATCACGCCTAAGCCACCTAGATCGTTGGCAACCTTTGCCGCCTTACGGACTAAGCCTATGGCGTTTTGTAGTCCTTCTAGTGCCGTTATTGGGTCTATCATTTCCGTACAACCTTTTCCCACTGTAGGCAAACAACTTTGCGGTTATAAACATCACCCGTCCACGCCCACCGCACACAGCGGTATTCAGTCTTCCTGTCTTGGCTGGCGGCTCCCGGTAAGAAAACCAAAAAGAGCACCAATAGCCAACGCATCTACCATATCCCAGCCCATGCAATTACGTAAGAGCAAAAGACCACAAAGCAAAAGATTGCGGCGGCGGCTACGATAGCTTCCGCCCAATCCCACATGCTATAACCCCAAGACCTTTTTGACGAACTCGCCAGCAACGCCGGGGCCAAACAGCACAGCCGCAATCAGAGCGTACAAAATATATTCAATGCGTTGCATTCTTTTAGAGCCATCATCAAATCGCTGTTGTATTGCGTCATGGCGCTGTTTACAGACAGCTTCGTGCACAGCCAATCGCTTGTCTGTCTCAGTCGCCAATTCTTCAATATCAGGCACTCTGTTCCTTTACGGAAAAACTTTTTTTTAACTTCATTGAATAATTACTACAGCCCAGTCCCACATCACACGGCAACTCTGCGGATAGCACGGACACGAATAGAACTAGCTTTAATGTTGTATGCTTGTTTGCCGCCACTAAAATACTGTTGCCATGCGTAGGTACTAGAATATTCAGTGCTAGCCCAATAACTATCAGCCGTAAACGCTTCGGCCCCAGTAGTTACTATAAAAGCGGCGGCTGTAGTTTGTGTTGGAGGGCCACCGCTTGGATAGTTGCTTCCTCTGCTTGGAACTGCATTTGGGTTAATTCCACTGCCGCTTGGGAAAGTAGTGTTTGCATCTGTGGTAGGCTTTAAATTAAAATAACAAACCTCTAACTCATTTTTAGCTGGCATATACCAGTCACTAAAACCACCAATGGTTAAACCCTCGCAGAACTGCGCCGCTGGATGCGAGGCGTTGTTCATGTTAGAACTGTTTGTTGGGCCATCAATATCTGAGGAGGTTCCTGCTGTGCTGGTATTGGTCGTCTTCCATTGTTTACTTGCGTTTTGTGCAGACGCTACAGGGCCAACAACTAAATAATGTGTTGCTACGCTACTAACACCAATCTGACCAGCGTAAAAGCCACCCTCGTAGGCTTGTCCAATTACTGTAGGTACATTTGCTGGAGTTGTAATACTATTACTAGCGGCACTAGCTGGACTTGTACCACCGGGGGTAGATGCCGTAACGGTAAACGTATAACTTGTAGTAGCCGACAACCCCGTTACAGTAATAGGAGATGTACCAGTACCCGTTCCACCAGCGGGGCTTGATGTAGCTGTATACGTAATTGCGCCAGCACCAAGATCAGATGGCGCTGTAAAGGTAACTGTAGCGGTTGCATAAGTAACCGCCGTAGCCGTACCAATCGTAGGTGCGCCGGGACTTCTGGGCCAGATGCCTTGCTTGACGTAGTTTGATGCTTGGTCAAGCGTCCAGATACCTTTAGCCGCCGCAGTTGTCGGAGCCGTTGGGTTCTGAGTGACGATGCCGCCGGGGAACTGTTTGATACTCATGTCAACTCCAATTTATCCTACGCCCATTTGCTTGCGTATCTTAGTCGCCGAGATAGCGTGTGTAGCATCGTCAAAAGACTCTTGCTCAATCTTATAGCCCACATCCCGACCGTAGGTAATGTTGACCACGTTAGGCACAAGCTGGATCTCATACTGACCTTGGTACAAAGGATCAAGATCACGCTTGATAAAGTCTTTGACTTGATTGGCGGCAAACGGGTTTGAGCCGTTCCAACCTTGGCAGTCTCTGATCTGAATAACAACCTGACCAGTCTTTGCCAATGCTCTCTCAAACAACTTACGATGGCCTTCATGCCAAGGTTGCCATCTGCCAAGCATCTGCACAGTTTCTTTCTGCCAATTAAACACGGGACGCTGGCGATTGTCCAAGATGTGCGCGGCAATAAACTCACCCCACTTCTCAGAATTCTGCTCAGTGATCCTAAAGTCGTACTGCTCTGGTGCAATAAACACCTTATTGGTATCTTCAAAACGACCTTGGTTAATGGTGTCAACCCATACAGTCCAATCAGCCTTGAAGTTGTTACGCATCTCAACCAAAGGGGCAACAAAGTCGCAGATCACATAGTCCACATCGTAGCTGTCAGCCAACTCACGCATACGCAAGCTCTGGCGAATACGTCCTTCATGGGAGAAGTCCCAGTCGTTGTATTTCTTACGCACATCATCGGCGTTCAGCCACATGACGGTCTTGCGGTTGTTTTGTAAGTGCTCAAGAACGTGCTGTGCAAGGTAAGTTTTACCAGCGCCGGGCAAGCCCATAATCAATATGCGTTTCATCCCTTGACCTTGTAAAGTTGTTTCATTGCAAACTCTGGTGCTGGTGTGCGCCAGAACTCTTTACCGCTGTACTTTTCCCACACTGACTTTGGCAGTATGGATGGGCGTTCTTGCCACGTAACTTCTTTTCGTACTGTGTGCAAGCTCTTCATGTTCAGCGCCTTGTCAAACACTTCATTATCGTACTCGACATTCTTAAAGTCGTGGTCGTAATACGGTTTATTGATGAAGCTGTACAGTTCCCGCATCACACTCTCAGGCTGTTTGCACAAAGACTCGTACTCCACCAGCATAATCATGTCTGGGTTTAAAAGCATACCCTCTTCTAAGAAGTAATACGGCTTGACCACTTGGCCTTCTTTCTTCACATCCATCAGGGCATCGCATCGGGTCGTAACTGTCTGCCGAGCTTCGTCATCTGTCAGGGTTGCGCCGTAAAGGGAATTCTTAGCCGCAATACGCTCAAAGCTGTCCAGTATCCAAGGCAAGTCACGCACACAGCAGATGATCTTAGTCTTTGGGTAAAGGTCTTTGAGAAGCGATGTCTTAGATGTCCAGCCTCTGCTGGTGTCAAACACGGTGTTTGGCGTGACAGCTTTGTAGTAAGCACTAATCACGTCTTTGAGTATCTGCTTGCGGCGATCTTCATCAATCAGGTGGTTGCTCTCACTGCCCGTAATGACGTTGATGGTTGATGTAACCAAGCCTTGTACGGGGGAAGAGATGTCTGCATAGAACTCAGGGTTCTGACGCAGAATAGCCGAGAGCAGGGTTGAGCCTGACCTTGGTAAACCAGAGATGAAGAAAAACTCTTTCATCCTTGAGCCTGTGGAATCCAGTTGACCGTAGCCTCATCCCACTCATAACGCACATTACCGCCGTTCATAATGGCGTCAACAGGTCTTGGTACAGGAGCGCCCCATGTCATTGTGTCTGGATAACCAATCCAAGACGGATAAGGTCTACGAGCTTCGTGTTCTGCGGTTTTAGCGGCGTTGAATTCTGCTTCAGTCAAAACCTGCAACACACCAGCAATGGTTGTGTCGGCATCGTCATCGCAAGTGCCGTAGTATCTTGGCGCACGGAGGTATGTGCCATCAGACGCGAGTTCTACAGGCCAAGTTGATTGGTCATGCCATATGTGTTTATAGCCTTTGACAGCAGGCATTGATGGGCCTGTGCGTTGTGGTTCGGCTGTGCAGACTATCTTTGTTACTGCGTCTACTTCGGTAATGCAAATGTACATTGTGGTACTCCTTTATTAAACTGCAACTCTGCGGATGGCACGGACATAGGTTGAAAATGTTTTGGAACCATAATCTATTTGATTTCCAGTATCAAAATATTTTAGCGAAGCGGTTGTGGCACTAAACAAACCACTTGTACTAGACCAATAATGAGTGTTTACAAAATCTTCTGCTCCAGTATCTCGAAAGACAGTTGCAGATGTTTGTGCGGGATTGCCTGCTGTATAGTTACTTGCTCTAGCGGGTACGGCATTAGGGTTTATTCCCTTTGATGTGTTATTTGACTGGGTTGTTGGTTTTAAGTTGTAGTAACAAACCTCTAGTTCATTTATGGCAGGCATATACCAGTCAGAAAATCCACCAATTGTAAGACCTTCACAAAATTGAGCCGCAGGATGACTTGCATCGTTCATTGCCGCACTATTTGCTGGCCCGTCAATAACTGAAGTAGGGTCTCCACTAGCAATAGAAGTTCTGTATTGTTTGCTTGCATTTTGTGCAGAAGCAACAGGGCCAACAACTAAGTTATAGTCAGCAATCCCATTCCCTGCTGTTGAGATTTGACCCGCAAAGAAGCCACCACCATAAGCGGAGCCAACTGCGGGAACAATTCCCGTCCAAATTTCTTGGCCCCTAGCTTGCATCTG